CGGGCGGTGGCAGCGGAACTACTTGGTATACTACCCCACTGAGTGTAACCCTCACGCCGAAAAACGCCAGCAGTAAGTTCCTTGTTGAAGTAAGTGCATCTATAGGTAGCGGATATTGGGAAATCCAAGGCAGGCTCAGACGGAACCAGACTGCTATTGGTATTGGCGATGCTAGAGGGGTTAGGTCAAGGGCTACCTTTGTAGATAACAGATATGAGGGTGTAAGCAGTGTGAGGAATGGCTGGGGGACAGTGACAGCAAGCTACTTAGACTCTCCTGCCACCACGTCAGACTGCACGTATGATCTTCAGCTTAACGGTTATTCTACTAACACCATCGGTTTAAACTATAACCCTTACACCGACCCTGATACTGCAGAGTACTTCGCCACGCCCATTTCGACGCTAACAGTAACGGAGATCGCACAATGACCAGCATCTTAAAAGTCGATACTCTACAAACGGCTGCTGGTGGTGTACCTACTGCGGGTGACTTGGGTTTGAACACCGATGGCACTATACTAGAGCACTTAGAAGGCTACTGTGATGGCAGGACAGTCGGCGGTGTGACCTTCCCTTCCGTAACGTCTTGGATAGCCTTTAATACCGCAACGTACGCGGACGTCGCAGGTTCTGACATTACTTACACACCGCCCTCAGACGCAACCCTTGTCGTCTACAAGTTTACGTTTAGCATCTTTGGTTCTACAGCTGGCGGCATTAGTCATTGGCGTACTTACATTGACACTGATGAAGTGACATTAAATAGAACAATGCTTGCTGGGAACTATCAAACTACAAACCTTTGGGATCACCGCATTCAGACAATTACACTGCCTATTGCCGTAGGCGGTACTCAAGACGTGGCTAACGGAAAGCTATCGTCTTGGGTAGCCCCTAAGACAATCAAGCTAATGACTAGGGCATATAACGCGAGTTTTGCCTTTAGCATTCACAAAAACGAGTTTTGGGACGGAGTGTATGCTTCAGGAAGCGACCTGACTAGAATACCTACGCTTTCCATAACAGCCGTAAAATAAGGACGAACACAATGACAACAATCTCAACAGCACTGACAGAGCTAGGCGTCACAGAGTGGGTACTTCGTGGCGATCCGACAACCGAAGCAGAGTTTAACACTATGTTCTCTAAGGTCACTGGTAGTGACGACAACGGCACAGCAATCGAAAGCAGCGACCCTGCCAATTGGGGTACAACATGGGCGGCTGTAGTAGCCAAGCGTGATGAACTGATCGCAGCGCAGCCTCTCAAGGAGCTTCGTGCAGAGCGTGACCGCTTGATTGCAGCTACAGACTGGTGGGCCTCTAGTGATCTTACTATGACAGCAGAGCAGACAACATACCGTCAAGCCCTACGTGACATCACAGATACACACACGTCACTCGACGATGTAGTATGGCCCACAAAGCCTGCCTAGCAATAGCTACGCAACTATTAGCAGTGTTTACAACTGAGGATGCTACATAATGTTATTCGGTACTACACCTTTTTCAGTTAGTGCATTCAGTGCTGGCAGTGAAGTACGCTTTGATGTAGCAGGGGTAGCAGCTGCTGCTAATACAAACGCCGTTGTAACTACTGCTGCAGCATCTACTAGCCTAATAGGTGTTATTTCCTCTGCACAGGTAGGTATCACTACTGTAGTGGCAGAGGCTAATACAGCCTTAGTAGGTGTAGCAGGTACGGCTAACACAAACAGTGTAGTTGTTGATGCTCAGGCGGTAGTAGATCCTACAGGGATTGAAGCCCAAGGTGCTGTAGGTAGTACTGTTGTAGTTGCGCAAGCCTTTACTAACGTAACTACACCTCTCTTAGAGCTATCTATAGGTGACAGCCAGGTTACTGCAGCTGCTAAAACAGTGCCTGCAGGTGTATCTGCTACAGGTAATACACAGTCTGTAACTACTCAAACGCAGAACAGGTTCACGATTACGAGTTCAGGCTTGACTGTTTTTGTTAGTCGGCCTAGTATTATTGCGAATGCTTTTGACTACGAGAGCATTAAGGATGAGTATAGCAGGCATCGCACAATACACTTAGTGCCTGACCCAGGTAGCAACACTGTACACATCCTGCCTGAAAACAACGTCATATACATCCGTAAAGAACAGGGTAGCAAAACTGTACACACCCTGCCTGAAAACAACGTCATATACATCCGTAAAGAACAGGGTAGCAATACCGTGTATATTGCCGCTTAAGGAGCCGCTATGTCATACAAATGGCCTGACAAAGATAAAGATGAGATTGCAGACTACAGCGTGGACTGGTCTCGCTTTCTAGGGAATGACACGCTAGCTGCTGCAGTGTGGTTTGTACACGATGCAAGTGGCACAAAAGTAAGACTAGAGGATGCGACTGTTGTCAATGGATTGCAGTTTGTACAGGGTACACTCTCTGGCAAGACTGCAACAGCGCGGTTCTCTCTAGGTACAAACAATGTACGCTATACTGTAGTATGCCAGATTACCACAGGTAGCGGTTTGCAGTATGAGCGCAGCATCTTCCTGCGTGTGAAGGAGAAGTAAGACATGGCATATAACTATCTAGGCCTTGTAAATGACGTTAATAGACGTCTCAATGAGGTAGAGCTTACTTCAGCTAACTTTACTGCAACTACAGGCTTCTACAGCTTTGCTAAGGATGCGGTTAATAGTGCTATTCGTCACATTAATCAGGAAGAGTTTGAGTGGCCCTTCAATCATGCAGAAGAGACAGAGGTGTTGCTTCCTGGTGAAGTACGCTACTCTATGCCTTACGATGCTAAAACCATTAACATGAATAGCTTTCGTATTAGACGTGATGCAGACTTAGGTGTAGAAACTGTTAAACTTAAAGTGTTGAATTACGAAGAGTTCCTTGACAAGTACGCTGATAGTGAGTATAACTCTAGTACTGAAAACAGGTCTGTACCTAAGTACGTTGTGAGAGCACCTAGTAGAGAGCTTATCTTCGTACCCTCCCCTGATAAAGCATATGAAGTAGTATATGAATACTACACACTAGGGTTTGACCTAAATGCTGCAGATGATGTGCCTACTCTACCAGAAGCCTACCGACACGTGATAGTAGATGGTGCTATGTATTATGCCTATCAGTTCCGTAGCGACATGCAGGCTGCACAACTTTCTCTTCAGAAGTTTCAGGATGGCATTAAGTATCTTCGTAGTATTAACATTAATCGCACTGAATACGTAAGAGACACGAGAGTAAGCTTCTAATGGCGACGCAGTGGCAGACATACCCTATTGAGTTTAGAGGTGGGTTAATCTCTAATCAGAGCCGCCTTCAGCAGGGTACTAATGCTGTGGGTTCTGCTACTTTCCTGCAGAACTTTGAGGTTAACAAAGAGGGTGGTTACACTAAGATTAAGGGTTACGAAAAGTTCAGCGATACGGCTGTACCTGGTAGCGGCCCTGTTTTAGGTCTTAAGGTAGTTGACTCTGGTAAGATACTAGCGGCTCGCAAGAATGCTTCTAACCTAACAGAGTGGTACTACGGTTCAGGTACTACTTGGACTAGCATAATTGCAGCTACATTCCTTGGCAATAAAGCAAGGCATGTTACGTTTAAGCTAGGGACAGATGTTCAGGTTGCTATTGTTGATGGTGTGAACTTTCCTGCTGTGTATGACACCAGTGATGACAGCCTTACTTACATAAATAATTCTGATGTACAAGGTGCAGACCACGTAGCATACTTTAAGAGTACAGCATTCTATGCTAAAGACAATATACTATACTTCACAGCACCCCTTACTGTAGATGACTTTAGTGTCGCTAACGGTGCAGGTACCATTAATGTATCACACGATGTTACAGGTCTTGTAGTATTTCGTGATCAGCTTATTGTCTTCACAGAGAATACAGTACAGCGTATAACTGGTACTTCTGCGGCTGACTTTACTATGTCACCTATTACGGATCGTATTGGTTGCATTAGTGCTGATACTATTCAAGAAGTAGGCGGTGACATCATGTATGTTGCCCCTGATGGTATTAGACTACTAAGTGCTACAGATCGTATTGGTGACTTTGGGTTAGACATTGCATCAGACGTAATTGCTGAAGATGCTAACAAGTTCTTAGCTAACTCATCTATATACACGAGTGTGCTCTTTCGTGATAAGGCTCAGTATCGCATTCTGTCCTACGTAGAGTCAGAGCAGTCTGAAACAGCTAAAGGTTTAATAGCTACTAAACTTGTATCACAGGGTGCTAGCTCTATTGGCTGGTCTACTACGTTTGGTATTAAAGCTTATGTAGCAGATAGTGTATACTCAGGTAATAGTGAGACTATATGCTTTGCTAATGAAGATGGTTACGTCTACGAGTTAGGTACAGGCTCAGACTTTGATGGCTCTATAATTGAAGCTATCTATGAGAGTCCTTACATGCCTATAGGCGACCCTCAGATACGTAAGACATTATATAAGATGTCTCTGTATGCTGAACCCAGTGGTAGCATGGCATTGAGTACTAACATTAAGTACGACTTTGATACGGCAACTAATAGCGGTACTGTTCAGCCTTCTGCTATAGAGATTAGTAGCACAGGTGAGTCCGTCTTTATCTTTGGTGAAACATCCTCTGTGTATGGCACAGCTACGTATGGCGGTGTACTAGACAACGTATACAATAAGCACATCACAGGCTCAGGTAAAACCTTGGCAATACGCATTGAAGACATCTCAACAAACCCCTCTTTTACTCTCGACACTGTGGTCCTAGAGTACAAAACAAACGATAGACAGTAAGGACGTAACATGGCAGGCTATACTCGTCAGAGAGACAGCAACATTTCTAACGGAAGCGTAATTAACGCTGATGACTTTGATGCTGAATACAACGCACTTGAAGCTGCTTATAACTCTTCAACAGGTCACAAGCATGATGGTACTGCAGGTGAAGGCTCTCCTATTGAAAAGGTAGGCCCAGCGCAGGACTTGGTTGTATCCTCTAGTCAGGTAATCCCTAAAACCACTAATACGCTAGACTTAGGCTCTGCAGCTGTACAATTCAAGAATGCTTGGTTTGATGGTACTGTAGATACAGATACACTAGCTGTCTCTGGTAATACTACTATGGGAGGTACGCTAGATGTAACAAGCACTATTACAGGCAATGTAACAGGGAACATTACAGGTGATGTAACAGGGGGTCTAACGGGTGATGTTACAGGTAGTGTTACAGGTAACCTGACAGGAGATGTAACAGGAGATGTTACTTCTACAGGTACATCAACTTTCTCTACAGTAGACGTAAATGGCGGTAACATTGATAATACTGCTATAGGAGCAAACACCGCTTCTACAGTAACAGGTACTACCATTACAGCCTTTACGGAATTTGTAGGTAATATAACAGGTGCTGTAACAGGTAATGCAGACACCGCGACAGCTTGGGAAACAGCACGTAGTCTTACTCTTACAGGTGATGTAACAGGTGATGTAAGTGGCATTGACGGTAGTGGTGACATTATTGTAACTACTACAGTAGAGCCTAATTCTGTTGCTCTAGGTACAGACACTACAGGGGATTACGTAAGTAGTCTTGTAGCAGGTACAGGTGTTACAGTTGGTGCCGCAGGTGAGGGTGCTACACCTACTATTTCTATTGGTCAAGTTGTAGGCACAACATCTGATGTTACATTCAGGGATCTTACTGCCTCAAGGAACATAGCTGCCTCAGGGGATCTTACTGTCTCAGGAAATCTTACTGTCTCAGGTACAACTACTACAGTTAACACAGAGACACTCCTCATAGAAGACAACATTATCACGCTAAACAGCAGTGTAACAGGTACACCTACTCAGAGTGGGGGTATTGAGATTGAACGCGGTACTTCACCTAATGTATCCTTCTTGTGGGATGAGACTGCGGACAAGTGGACTACGGGGGGTGAGACTCTCGTAGCTTCCCTTGAAGGCAATGCAACTACTGCGACTGCTCTAGAGACTTCACGTAATATTAGCCTTACTGGTGATGTGTCAGGTTCTGTTGATTTTAACGGCGGCTCTGATGTTATCATCACGGCTACCGTAGCAGATGACAGTCACAACCACGTTATTAGCAACATTGATGGCTTACAAGCAGAGATTGACACTAAAGCAGAACTAGCAGGATCAGGCTCTCAGGCTTTCTCTGCTTCTACTCTTAATGCTACTACTGTGGATCTGGGTGAATGGACGGTCACACAGAGCGGCACAGATTTAAAGTTTGCATACAATGGCACTAACAGAATGAAGTTAGATTCCAGTGGAAACCTAACAGTTGAAGGCAATGTCACAGCTTATGGATCTGCGTAATGGCTTTACAATCATCAGGATTAATTACTTTAGCTCAGGTACAGACTGAGTTTGGGGGCGCTAATCCCATAAGCATGTCTGAGTATTATCGTAATGGTGCCTACACTACAGTTAACAACGGGAATGTACCTACATCAGGCACTATAAGCTTGGGGAACTTCTATGGCGCTGTAAAAGCTAGATACATTGTGTATGAACTGATTGGCGCAGGTGGTGCTGGCGGTTACGGTTTAGCAGACAATGCAGGCTCTGGTAGGGGTGCTTCAGGGACTGCATCTTCTATTACAGGCTCTGCTATTACAAATGTATCTGCAGCGGGCGGTCTAGGAGGGTGGAACGCCCTGTATGGCGCGAATCAGTATACTTTTAGAACAGGAGCATCCACCAAGTTTGGCAGTGGAGGTGCGGGCGGTGTTACTGTGAGCAGCGATAGTGAGATGTGGCAAGCAGTAGGTGGACATGCTCCTGCAGCCTCCTATGGTGCAGGTGGCGGCGGTGCAGGCGGTGATCTTAAACAACCAGGCTTCGACTCAGAGGGTAACAGTGGTGGCGGCGGCGCTGCAGGAACTTTACGATCTAGCAACTTCGGTTACTTGGTACCTGGTACCACACTCAGTGTGACGATAGGCACTAAGGGTTCTGGCGCTGGCGGGGACGCGCGGGGCGGCAATGGTGCAAACGGTTTTGCACGTATACGAGCAGACGGCGGTGACTGGACGAACTTTACGTCTAGTGGCACCTACCTGGTGCCTTAAGGGTAGCATATGGCACAGATTACATTGACACCAGACGAACTAGAAGCTATGCTTGATAGGGCTGCTAAGCGCGGCGCTAAAGAGTTGCTTAACGCTCTAGGCTTGCACGATGACAGTGCAGCTAAAGATATTCAAGAGATGCGAAACCTCCTTGAATCATGGCGCGAAACAAGACGTAGTATCTGGAGCACAACAGTGCGTTGGGGTACTGTAGCACTTTTAACTTTCATCGCAGGTGCTGTTTGGATGCACTTAGGCGATAAGTAAGGATTACTTAAATGGCTGTACTATTCGGTGGTTTCACACCTGATCAACTAGGTAAGATTGTACCTGAAATGCAGGGTATGCAAGCTGACGAACAGGCTAAGTTCTTAGCTGCCACCCCAGGTGCTGCTGCACGTGTAGGGCGCATGTCTGAGGTAGCCCAGCGCAAGATTGACGGTGCTCTTAAGGCTAGAGGGTTTTCTGAAGGTGGTGCTACTAGTTCTACTAGTGCAGCTAAAGAGCTAATGACTAAAGCCCTTACTAAACCAGAAGAACTAGTAACTGAAGCTGAGGTTGCTACTACTACAGAAGCTCAGAAAAAAGAAGGCACAATGGATGCTGACGTAGGCCAGGCGGGTGACGCTAAGCAGGCTACTGTTAGTACAGCAGAGACTGCTACACCTGTTGCTGCACCTGAGGTTAAAGACGCTGTTACAGTATCAGCCGCTACTAGTGAAGAGGCAGTAGATGCGGCATTAGACAAACTTGTAGCAGCTACAGGTAAGCCTAGTGATGAGGCACTTGCTAAAGCTGCAACTATGCCCCCTGAGCAGCTAGCACAGCTAGGCATAGATGCAGCCACACTAGATGAGGCACAGAAGGTAGAGGCACCTGATGCTCGTACTGTTCAAGAGGGTGAGCTTATTGAAGGCTCTACTGTTGACATGGATCGTGTTGAGGGTGCTGTTAACTATACAGCAGCTACAGGCGTACCTTCTTCAGAGGCCACTGTACAAGGGCAACTTACAGGACTACTAGAGCAGTTTGAGGGTGGTGACACACCTCCGTGGGCTTCAGGCGCTATGAGGGCTGCTACAGCTGCTTTAGCGTCACGTGGCTTGGGTGCTTCTAGCATGGCAGGTCAGGCTGTAGTACAGGCTGCTATGGAGAGTGCACTACCTATTGCACAAGCAGATGCTAACACTCGTGCACAGTTTGAATCACAAAACCTGTCTAACCGCCAGCAGGCTGCTACATTCGCTGCACAACAGCGAGCTAACTTCCTTGGCATTGAGTTTGATCAAGAGTTTCAAACACGTGTACAGAATGCAGCACGTATCTCTGATATCGCTAACATGAACTTTAATGCGGAGCAGCAGGTAGCTCTAGAGAATGCAAGACTTGCACAGTCTGTAGACCTAGCTAATCTGTCTAACCTAAATGCTAAAGTTCTGTCTGATGCTGCAGCTATGTCTCAGCTGGATATGACTAACCTAAACAACAGACAGCAGGCACAAGTACAACAGGCTAATGCTTTCCTACAGACAGACATGGCTAACCTGAGCAATGAACAGCAGACCGCTATATTCAAGGCACAGGCTATTACTAACACGCTACTGTCTGATACTGCTGCGGCGAATGCTGCTGCACAGTTTAATGCCTCTAGTCAGACACAGACAGATCAGTTCTTTGCTAACCTTACAGCGTCTGTAGGGCAGTTTAACGCTAATCAAGCTAACGCTATGTCCCGCTTTAATGCAGGGGAAGAGAATGCCGTTGAACAGTTTAATGCTACACAGAAGAACCTACGTGAACAGTTTAACGCATCGAATAGTCTAATAGTAGAGCAGGCAAACGCTAAGTGGTATCAGACCATTGCTACTACAGACAATGCGGCTACTAACCAAGCGAACAGAGATGCTGCTGCTGCTGCAAATAACATGACAAGTCTGGCTTTCAGTGCTGCCATGCAGGAGACTAGGGACATTATGAGTTATGTTTTTCAAGCGTCAGATAATGATGCTACGCGAGGTGTTCAACTTGCTATTGCCAAGCTATCCTCTGAAGACGCAAAGGCAGCAGCTAAAGCACAAAAGAGTGCCGCTATGTGGGGTGCTATTGGTAGCCTTGCTGCTGCTTTATTCAGATAAGCTTAAAGATACACAGATACAGGATACTATTATAATGGGCGTTGAGTATACATACAGCTATGACTTGGCTGACTATCTCTCAGGATCACCTGAGGAAGAAGAGCAGTCTAAACAAGAGGTTACTAACAGCCTGTTAAGCAAGCCTGTTGCCCCTTCTAGTGCGCCAGAAAGTACTAGCGATTATGATCCTCTAGGTTTCTTAGATGTATTTAGTAACATGGCACAGGTTACTTATAATAGAGCTTCTGATGTGTTTAAAGCATATAAACCTGACAGAGAGGCTGTTGTAAATAAGGTTACTACAGACTACGCAGATGAGATGGAACGTATGGCTAAGGAAAGCGCACTACTGCTAGCAGAGCAGAGAAAAGCAGGCTTTGATGTGATCCCTGAAAAGTATGCACTAAGTGCTGCGCCTGAAGTCACAACAACAATGCTAGAGTTTGATCCCGCCCCTGAGAAGCAGACGTCCGTAGAGAACCTTATGGGTGAAACGTATCCTGACCTTGATCGCCCTGCAAAAGAGCCTGTATCTGACATGAGAGATCCTTTTAGTAGGGCACGTGCAAGCCTTATGGATCGGCAGGGTAGTACAGAGGGTTTCAGAGTAGCGAAGGACGCAGTCAACGCAGATGTAGTACCCTCTGTTGGCACTAATGTGGCTACAGACACCACCACAGCGACCAGCACCTTTGCTACCATTATAAAGGGTGACACTTCGAGTACTGTAGATACCACAACCTCTCTAACAGCAGGTTTTGATAGCCTCGCCCCGTCTGAGGGTACAAATATCCACCTAGATGGGCGGAACTTTGTTACTCTGCCTCATGGTATTGTTCCTGACAGCGGTAGCGTAAAGAAAGCAGATGGCACTCCTTTTAATCCTAGAGGCTCTCACGGCCTAAAGAAAGCAGACCTAGCTGGCGTAGACTACTCTGGGGCTACCAAGTTTGGTATTTCTAGAACTAGCTATGACTCAGATGAAGCGTGGGCAAAAGGTGTGTACGCAGAGTTTGCTGACAGGGCTGCAACAGAGTTTGGGTCTGGTTTTGATGATCTGAGCGCTACCGCAAAAGAAGCTGCCTATGACATGGCTTGGAACGCTGGTATAGGTGCTGCAGGCTGGTCCTCTGTTAAGAGGATGCTTAATGAAACTGCTAAAGATGTGGCGGAGCAGAGCACAGCTAATCTGATTGGCTTTACTACTAACTTCAGGTCTGGTACGGAATATCCAAGAGGCCTGCTTAAACGCCGTCTACAGACGTACAACCTTGTAGCCAAAGCAGGGGATAAGGCGTCTGAGATAACAACGAAGGCCGTGAAGACAGGCGGTGTACGTACAGGCACTAAGTACATTATCAAGCGCAGCGATGGTACAACCTTAAAGACATGGACTAAGCCCGATAATGACGAGAAAATAGGCACTCTACAGGTTCCACAATAATGCTAGGCTTACCCTTAGAACTAATCACAATGCTAGGCTCCACCATTCTTGGTGGGGTCATGTCTGTATGGGGTCAGTCTATCAAGGCTAAAGAGTCCCAACAGAAGATGCTCATGGAAAGAGCTAACTTCAATGCTACACAGGTAAACACTGCTCGTGAGGCTGGCAAGACAGACAAGCACTTTGCTTGGACACGTAGGCTCATTGCACTATCTGCAGTATTCTCTATTATTGTATTGCCAAAGCTTGTAGCAGTATGGTACCCTGAGGTTGGCGTCATTGTTGGGTATAGTGAGATCCAAGGCGGCTTCCTGTCTAACATCTTTGGTGGTGGTACAGAAGTAGTCAAATGGAAGATGGCCCAAGGCTTTGTAATCACCCCTCTAGATACACATATTGTGTCTGCCATTGTAGGTCTCTACTTTGGTGCAGGCTTTACTAAATAGGACAACATCATGGCAAACTTTCTAGAAGGGCCTGTTCCAGGTCAATCCCTTACAGATACACCTCGTAACGCTCCGTGGGAACGCCCCTCAGAGTTTGACACAGTAGAGGATGCTGTAAAGTTTCACGTAAACAAGCTAGCTGACCCTGATGTAATGGATGACATTGCTGTTGCATTTGAGTTAGGCGCTGACCTGAAAACTATGTCAGAGATGATTGTTACTATGGGTAGCATGAAAGGTCTGCACACAGTAGAGGTAGGTATGCTAGCTGGTCCTGTGGTAGCAAGTTTCATTAAGATGGCTATGCACTCTATGGGCATTGAAACACCTGAGACACCTGTAAGCTTCGAAGAGGCTGCTACAGAGAAAGAAAAAGCTAGACTACAGCTACTCATTGATGACGCTGTAGAGAAGGGCATTGCAGCAGGCAAAGGCGAAGAAGATCCTGGCCTAGCACTCCTACAGGAACTTTCTAGTGAAGAGCCTGAGATGATGAGTGAGCCTGTAGCTGAAGAAGCCTCACAAGTAGAAGAACCACAAGAAGTACAAGAAGAAGAAGCACCAGTAGAGATGCCTCAGGGCGCTGGGCTTATGGCACGTAGAGGTACAGTATAATGGCTGACTGGCAAGCATTCGCAACCGCCTTTATGAAGGACACTGCGGGATACATTAATGAGCGCAAAGATAAAGCAGAAGCCTACGAAGAGAAGCAGAGAGATCTAGCTGAGAAGAACCTGCCTATCATGCAAAAGCGGCAGAAGGTAGCAGGCACTGTAAAAGGTATTGCCCAGCGCTTAATTAATCAGGGTGTACCTGAGGCTGTTGTACGTACAGCTGCAGCTTCAGGCCCTACAGGATTAATGGACTTGGACAAAACATGGTCACAAGCAAGAGTTAAATATGGTGCAGACTTTGCAACGGAAAACCCTGATCTAGTGCAGGACATGGTAAGTACAGACGTTAACCTAGCACAGTTGGGTATGACAGGCGATAACCAAACGTCTCTAGATGAGTTTATTGGTAGCCAGTATGGTCTTACTAAGACTACTACAGGCGACTACAAAGCCGAAGAGACAGGCGTCTTTAAGCGTATGCTGGGCTATAACGCTACAGACCGTGCTCGTCAGAAGCTGGACGAAGAGATGGCTGGCATGGGCATGAGTGTGTATGACATCAACAATGCTGCTAGTATGGCTGACTTTGATTCTCTTGTACCTGGTGCTAGTGTTCAGTACGGCAAGATGCCTAGTAAGTTTACTTCAGATGATATAACAGACGAGATGCTGCAGTTTAACCGAATAGAAACCAACCTAAAAACTAAACCCGAATACATTGCTGCTCAGTCAAAACTAGAGCAGCTAGTTAAAGATCAGACAGCAGAAATAGGCATAAACCCAAAGGGTTCAGATAAATACGATGAAATAACAAACGAGATTAATGAGCAACAAACCCTTCTTAATAAGCTTAAAAGAGATGCTTATGGACCTCTTGTTAATGCTAGAATAGAGAGTATGTACGGCTCCTCTTACCTTGACATAATGGGTCCTCTTCTTGCGAATCGCCTTGGTACAGACTACGTGTCTAGCCTTAGAGAAAGCAGTGCTGAAGCTGTAGCTAGCGCCCCTGAGCCTGTAACATCTGTGGGTGAAACATCTGAGCCTGTAACACCTGAGGGTGAAACAGTAGTAGACAGTAGCGGCAACACTGTGGAGGTACAGACTCACTCTGAAATCCTTAAGAACACTCCGTACATAGTAGAACAAACCGAAGCAGGTCCCGTTATAGTGATTCAAGGGGATCTTAGAGACCTCAAAACAGGCAAAGTATTACACCGTAGGGGAACCCGCCTCTCTGTGGCTGCTACTGAACAGCTATTAAAAGACGCTGCTGATTTTGATGCTAAACAATCTACACAAAAAGCTTCCCTCACTGCACAAGAAGCTACCCGCAGCGCCACAGAAGAGTTTGAAGTACCTACTCCAGAAGCGTTTGAAGCCATGCAAGAACAGCTAGGCGGGCCAATGCCTCTTACAGAAGAGCAGTACAACTCGCTGACTAAAAAGCAAAAAGAAGCTCTGGGGTTGAGAACCAGTGTTATAGGTTCTAGTATTGATAAGGAGTTTGGTGGAGGTTTGGCTAACTCTAACTTTACAAAGTCTGTTGCTATTCAAGAGTCCGCTGATCCTGACACAATGTACAGAGTTTACATACCGCAGTTTGCAGGTAAGACACGGGTCTTTGCTGTTAAAGGCTCTGACTTAAAGTACTTTAGCAAAGCACGTCTTGCTGATAACCAAAAGGCTGCAGTAATTATTGAAGGTGTGGCTCAGGGTGATGAACGCAAGATGTCTACTAAGCGCCTAGAGAAAAAGTTTGGTCGTCCTTTTGAGGAGGTCACTGAAACAGAGAAGCCAAGTGTTTTATCCGCTGAGGGGGCTACTGAAACAGAGAAGCCAAGAGTTATACCCGCTGATGAAGATCAAGAAAAGGTACTAAAAGAGCATGGTCAGACCCTCATGCGTTACCTACAGGGTAGAGGTCTTACACGCTCTTCTAGTGATAGGGAAGTAGAAAAGGCACTGAGTGAGTGGTCTTTTGAGAATCAAGTAGAAATGCCCCTTAATAGAAATGCTATCATCTACGCCCTAAAGCAGTTCATTGGAGATGGTGAATAATATGGAAGAGTTTGACTTCGTTGAGTACTCCCGACAGGCTTACGACGCTTCTGATGATCTAGAAAAGGCTACACCTGAACCCGTAACCCCTAGTGACTCCTCTGAAGAAGAGGAGCCTTTCGACTTTGTTGCTTACTCTAGGGCGGCGCAAGCTTCTGTAGTGCCTGATGAGGACGAAGAAGAGGAGCCTTTCGACTTTGTTGCTTACTCTAGGGCGGCACAAGCTTCTGTAGTGTCTGATGATGACGAGGAAGATGAGTATGGCTTTGATACAGGGCGTAAGTACAAAAAGGATGACCTAAAGACAGGCAAGGCTGCTAGAGATATTCGTGACTACATGGTCAGACGTGCAGGCAAGAAGTACCGTGAGGGCGGGGACATTGATAACGACAGACTTGTAGAGGACTTTGTAGATCACTGGCGTTTCTTTGACTCTAACGTGATAGGTACTGCAGGTGAGGCTCGCTTTATTGCTACTGCTAGTGAGGAAGATAAGCTAGCAACAAAGAGGGCTATTGAGCTATACGACGGTCTAGGTAACGTGTTTGTCAATGACGGCTTTTACGGCGCAGTAGACGGTGCGTGGGACTATGTACAGGCTGCAGCATCAGATCCATCTAACTACATTGGATTGCTTACAGGTGGCATGGCTAAGGCAGGTGCTCTTGGGGGTAGTCAAGCTACAAAGGCACTAGTACGTAAAGCTGCACGTGAAGCAGGTCTTAAGGCTATGAAGGCTACAGGCTCTAGAGAGGCTGCAGAAGCTGCTAGTAAAGAGGCGGTAGAGTCTGCTCTAGCTAGACACTCTCTTGAGTTCGTTAAGACTAAGGCCGCACGTGAGGCTGTAGATAAACTTGCCATCATAGAAAAGAACAACTTTAAGAGACGCCAAGCTGATAAGGCTGCTAAAAAGGTATACGATAAAGCCGCTAGAAAGGCAGACACTAAAGCGCTGGGCATTACAACTGCTACAGATGCTCTTGTAGCTATGGCGCAGGACTATACTATCCAAGGCCTACGCATGGAAGTAGGTGCACAGGAAGAGTATAGCGCTTTGCAGACGGGTGCTAGTTCTGTTCTAGGCGGTCTTGCAGGAGGTGCTCAGCTACTAGGTAGAGCCTTTAAGGGTAGCTCAGGCTTGGCTGAAGCGGATGCTATGCTTAGGGGTAGCGCTAAAGCTACAGAGGCAAAAGAGGCAGCAGAAAAAGCTATTACCCGTGAGGTAGGTCTGTCTAAGCCTCTGCTAGGTGAGCAAGGCTCTAAGGAAGCTGGAGATAGTGTACTAGAGGGTGTTCGTACATGGAAGGAGAAGTGGCAAGCAGGACGCCGTGTCTACTCCAACGAGACCACAGAAGCAGACCTATTGAAGCGTATCGTTTTAGGTTCTGACGGTAAGGGTAAGAAGGACGGTATTGTTAAACTCTTTCGTGACCAAGGGCTAAAGCTGCCAGGCAATGCAACTATTTCTGATGCACTTACAAATGTGATTCAGCATATGCCACAGAAGCAGTTAGAAGAAATCAATGAGATGCTTAAGCCTACTCACATGACGTTAGGTGACATGGCAGGCTCTCGCGCTAAACTGCAGGACCTTGTAGCTAATGAAAGTAATCGTGCAGGACAGGTTCTCAATGTGTTCTCACAGGCTAAACGTATGCTGGATTCTAACATCGTTGTAGCTGATGATATTTTACGTGAGGCTACAGAAGGTGTTATTGAAAGAGAGTCTAAGGAAGCAGATAAGATGCAGGGCCTTGCTTATGGGCAGAACATCTGGCGCAGAATGCTTGTATCTTCCCCTGCGACAACAGCTGCTAACGTAGCAGGCTTCTCTAACTATGCTGTAGGTAGTACTCTTGCTGACCTACTCGCAGGAACAGCACTGTCGTTAAAAGCGCTGGGCCAGACAGGAGCTAAGCGTCAAGAGACGCTACGTGTAGGTAGAGTGTACCGTAACATGGTAGGCACAAAGATGCGATACCTTGCTGATCCTTTTACTACGCATGACGCATACATGAAGTTCTTAGAAGAGAATAGTACAGCAGGTAAGGTTCTGTTTGAGACTGTCACTGGCGGTGTAGAGAAATCTGCTACGCGCTTTGGCATGGACCCTGATAGCAAGTGGTTCAAGGGTGCTGAGTGGATGGCAGACACGGCTAATAAGGCTACAGGTGTATCCATCCAAGATACCTTTACAAAGTCTCAGATGTTCATGTCAGAGTTGGACAAGTACCTGCAGATCAATAAGAAGATCACCCTACGTGACGCTATCAACGGTGGTGACACGTCTATGATAGACAATGACGTCATTGGTGCTGCTCTAGATGGCACTATGAAGTCTGTGTTCTCGAAGGACTACACAAAGGGGGATAACGTAGCACTTAGCTCAGTAGCTAAAATGGTAGAGACCACATCTAACATACCAGGTCTAGGTACTGTGTTTCCCTTTGGTCGCTTCATGAATAACGTAGTTGCCACTGCTTATGAGTGGGGGCCAGGCGGCATCATTGAAGGTGCAAAGGCTATTGCATTTAAGGATAAACGTAATCTGACTACCTTAGAGGCTGTGTCACGTTCAACTGTTGCTCTAAGTGCTATTGGCATGGCAGCATGGTATGACAAAGAAAAGCTGGATAAGGGCATGGCATCTACTGACATAGAGGTTGCTGGAGGTCAGGTAGCAGATATTAAGAACGTATACCCTCTGTCACTTCTCTTGGTTTCAGGTCGCATAGCGCGTTTCTGGTGGGATGAGCAGCCTATACCCAAAGAGCTAAAGCAAGAATGGCTTAATCAAATGGCTATCGGTCAGGTCGCACGTGATGTGCAGTTCGGTAATGACCTGTTTGCTATAATGGACTTTATGGACCCTTCATCAGGGAACGAAGCAGGTGCCTCTTGGGATGCTGCATGGAAAACAGGTGGTAACATCCTTGCTGGCTTTACTCGTCCACTAGATGCGATAAACAGAAGTGTAGGTCTCATTACAGATAGTGATGTAGCTAAGGATGTAAGACAGGCTAGAGGCTCAGATGTGCTAACACAGTCTGCTACCAAGTATGTAGACAATATCTTTGAGCTATTCACACAGGACGTAGAAGCTATCACAGGAGAGGAGCTTCGTGTGGCTACACGTGAAGGCGCTTTACAGGACCCTAACCCTGCAGCACGTATTGCAGGTTTGGTGATTAAGCCGCCACAGAACGCTACTGAGTTAGCCTATGGTATGTCTGAGATGATGACCTTCACAGCTAACGCTAGATCAAAGAACCCTGCATATGATAAAGCGTTCAACACGTTCTTAGCACCTATGCTAGATAGGGTGGCAGAAGACTTATTGAAAGATGATAAGTTTACAAAGGGTAGCGTTGATCAGCGTAGACGCAGGCTAAAGACGGAACTTACTAAACTCAAGTCTGTAGTAAGAGAGTACATGAAGACTAGCAGGCGTGATGGTGTAGCTATTGAGGCTATGCGAAAGGATGCAATGACTAAGGGTAGTCCTGGTGCACGGAGATCCGCACTTAAGCTACTAAAAAGCAAGGGTGTTGAAGCCCCTCTGCGAGATCTAGGGTACACAGAGTTACAACTCTACATGGATCACGTAAAGATTTGGGACGAATACTACGGGGCAAGAAAGTAGATCACACAAAGAGAGAGGGGAGCCGCTAAGCTCCCCTTTTTTTTAATGCTACTACTTGATACCGTGTGTCTCTGCACTGTGCCTGCACATTAGTTTGACGACAAGGAGGTGGTACTTTATGTCGTCTAGCTCTGAAGACATGTGTAGGTTGTCATCTAGATAATCAATGAGAGGTGCAAGGTATTCACTTAGCGCTGTGTTAAACTGTGTCCGCTTACCTTCAGTGAAGGCTGCGGCTTCTTGTTCTATTTGCATAAGGCTATAGTTTCTCTTTCATAAACACTTTAACCCACTCAGCACAGATGCCACTACGTACAATGTCATCCACACCAAACTCTACAACAGGTACATCCAACATATGCTTCTTTGATAAGTGTATTACCTTAGATAAACCTGAGGGGCCTCTCAAGTCAGACTGCTGAATGTCGCCGTTCATGACGATTGTACTACCTTCACCTACTCTTGTCAACAACATCTTGATCTCTGGTATCTCAATGTTCTGTGCTTCATCTGCAATAATGAAAGCATTATCAAAGCTACGCCCCCGCATAAGTGCTAGAGGAGCAATCTCAATGTTGCCATTCTTTAGTCCTGTATCAACAGCACCACGCCCTAAGTGCTTCACTAGCACGTCCAGCACAGGCAATGCCCACGGCTGTGACTTCTCTTCTAGTGTACCTGGCAGGAAGCCTATCTCTTTGCCTACAGCTACGTGTGGCCTAGTGATAATGATCTTGTCTATCTCTTTGAGTGTGTACAGATCAGCTGCACAGGTAGCGGTAACATAAGTCTTACCTGTACCTGCAGGACCAAGGATCAGCACCTGAGAGCTACTCTTGATAGCAGCGATTAGCTCTTTCTGCTTCTCTGTACGAGGTACAATGCCTGATACAGGCTTAGCAGTAGCACCCTTGTAGTTAGTCTTACGGCGAGTACGTGTCTGCTTCTTTGGGGGTTCTAGGTTATCCATTTAAGTAGTCCCTTGCCTTCATAAGTAGCTTTACGTCGTCATTAAAAGCGCCAAGGCCTCTATTACATTTATCGCATAGCCAACCTCTAAACTCCCCTGTTACATGATCATGATCAAGTACAAAAGTAGCTCTTTTCTTTCCTTTCCCTAACCTAAAAGTCTTAGATGCCTCTTCTTTTGTCTTTTCACATATAGGGCAACAGTGTCCTGAAGAAGGTTTAGGTACTTTATTATGTAATGCTATTCTGTCTCTACTTAATTTCGTTAAACAGGAACTACATTCAGTTCTCCTAAACCCTTCATTACCTCTCCACCTAAAGCTTTCTATGGGAAGCTCTCTTTCGCACTTTATGCAGACCCTGCTTTCACCTTCTCTAATGGAAGATTCAGCGTCTTCAAACAAGTCTAACTGCATAGCTAATCCTTATGTTGGCCCGCCCTGCAGGACTCGAACCTGCAACCCCCTGCTTAGAAGGCAGGTGCTCTATCCAGTTGAGCTAAGGGCGGTGTTAGTGTTAGTATTCAACAGGTACAATAGAAGCCTTAAGCTCTGTGTAACCACCAATGTATGAACCGTCTGGACTAAAGATCTGTGGTACAGTAGTATGACCTGCTTGCTTTAACAAGGTCAGTACCCACTTACTGCTAGCTGACTGTACGTTATACTGTGTGTAGGGCAGTCCAGCCCCCTTTAAGAGGGCCTTCGCTGCATCACAGAAGTTACACTGGTCTCGTGTGATGATAGTATACATACTAGTCTGCTTTAGCTAGCATATCTTTAGTCCAGTCATAGGC